CGATCTTGGCCGCCTTGCTGGATGCTGCTGTCTGCTGGGCCTTGTAGTCGGTCAGCGCCTTTTCAGAGGCCTGCTTGTCGCTGTTGGCTGCGTCCCGGTCTTTCTCGGCCTGTGTGCGGGCTGTTTTTTCTGCATCCAGCTGGTCCTTAAGTTCGTCTGTCTCCTTGTGCAGGGCGTCCAGAATGGCCTTGGCCTTGTCATCGTTGGAGGTTTCGGGGTTCTCCAGAATCGTGCGGATGTCAGCTCTTTTGAGTGCCATGTGATAGTCCTTTCCGCCCTTGCTCGGGCTGCCATGCTTGGCAATAAGGTTTAATTTGCCGGACGTGCTGCCGGCGTGGTGCCGCCTGTGGGGCTTGAACCCACGGCCCCCGGATTACAAATCCGGTGCTCTGCCAGCCTGAGCTAAAGCGGCATAAAAAAGCGGCTGACGCTGTGCGCCAACCGCTGAGTATTAACTTTTTTAGTCAAATTCGTAATTTTGAAATTTGAGGTTGTTTTTTAACGGGATGAGTGTCACATGAACATGCACGTTTGCTTCGCCAAGAACTTTATCACAAAGTTTCTGAAGTTTAATTCTTGTATCGTCAATTTCAAAGCAAAGCCGTGTATTTGCTTCCTTATCATCCTCAATTTTCAGTTCTCGGATTTCGTTGGAAATTTCAAGTTGCCGAACTTCGCAAATTTTTGCTTTGTTTTGGAGCTTGAGCTGTTCCAAATGCAGGTTTTCGCGCTCGCTTTCCAGCTCTTCGATTCTGCTCATATTTATACCTCCTTGTTTCCTTCTTCCACCGCGATCTCTCGCAGCTCGTCAATGTGCTCTTCCACCGCCGGGCGCAGGAACGGTCTGGCTTTCATGCCACGGGTAAAGTGCCACTTGCCATTGAAATCTTTCCAGACCCACGGCGTTTTTCGTCCGTTGCCCTTCTCGGCAAAAACACCTGTTCCAAGCTCAACATACACGCTGTAAAACAGGTTTGACCCGATGGTCACGGTCTTTTTGGCAAGGTCTACGGCGTAGGTCAGGCTCTGCTTGAGCGCGCCGCCCACGTAGCCCTCAATGCCCGTGCTGTCTGCCGTGCCTGTGGGCACAAGCAGCTGGGCGTAGTCCTGCACCTTCATGCCCCAGATGGTCAGCACCCGCTCTGCCCATGAGTCCAGAGCTTCATGCAGCTGCGGGGTGTTGTCGGTGAATTTGATGTCGTAGTTGAATTTCATTTTTTCTTTTTTGAATATTTTGTTTTATGTGTTCTAAAATACTTTGAGCTTTCTCCTTCCGTCCATCTCAGAAACAAATCGAATTCAGGCGTTTTGTTTCTTCCGTAACCGTCTGTAAGTGTGTTTATCACATCTCCGGCTTTATAGCTGTTTTTTCTGGCGAGCCTTTTGAGCTCTGTATTAGCCCATTTTGCAGCATAGCCGTATAGAGTATCTGCTTGTTTATTGTAGCTTGCGGCAAGGTCTTCTCTACCTTTTTTCTATACTCATCTGCCTTTCGGCGGTATTCTTTTTCACCCGCTAAAAGGCCATCATACTGCCGTTGAATCAAGTCCCTCGCATATTTGATTTGCTTTTCTGTCCCCGTCAAGTTAAAGTCGTTGACGTTCCATTCTCCACCTTTTGCTGTTTTAGACGCACTACCGCCGCCGCCCATCGTGACACCTCTCTCTCACTTCCGCATACTGCGGCTTGATTATTGTTGCGTTAAAGTCCATCCCCTGTAATGGCTTGCCATACCAAAGAACTTGCGTAGGATTTAAGCGCCGCATAGCCTCCTTGCATCCCATCGTAAAAAGGGTTGTAGCCAGATGTTCGTTCATCAACCCAACGGACGAAATGGAGATGATGGAGTTTCGCGGCTCTCCGTCAAAACACCACTCATAGCTTTCCGGCCATACCCATTCGATGGTGGGAATGACTTTGATACAGTGCATTTGCCAGTACGCTGCCAACCAGTGCCGTTTATAGGCGCTCCAAATCTGCACCGCTTCCGGGTGGTCTCGGAACATGGAAAAATCCGGAGATAACACTGCGCCAAACTGCTGCAAAAGCGGAATGTATCTGTCAGGATTGCGCCATACACGCTCAAACTGGTAATCATCACAATAAAAATGGACCCCTTTGCTCCCCCTATCTTTGGCAGACAGGGCGTAGTTAAAAGGTATCCATTCCAGCTTGTCAATGCGGATGTCCGTTTCCGGCTTGATGATAGGGATGTGGAACTTGCCTTTACCCGGAAAAATCATTTTCTCGGTGTTTTCCATCGGCAGAATCACGGTTCATCCCTCGGTTCTCGCTTTTTCTTTAAGATACGACCGCACTCAGGGCAAAAATTCAGCTGTCCGGCACGATGCGTTACCGTACCGCACACGCCCGCACCTTTCCTGTGCGTTTTTGTGATAAGACTGACTTGAAACGTGGTGTAAAGGCCGTTCTCCCCTTTGGGGGAATTTTCCTTCCACCACGCAAGCCTCTCGCAAAATTTGCAAGGCTTCTTCTCATCCATGCTTTGCAGCCTCCTTTTTTCTCTTGCGTTCTTCCGCCCACCACATTTGTTCGGCTTCCGTGCCGCCTTTGGCTTTGTACCACTCGGTGTAATTCATGACAGGCGTGACCTCTTTTGTTACGTTGTCCCGCTGCATGGCGTTCTGCCGGGGGTACTTGCCCAGCGCAGAGGACAGCACACAGCGGCAGTGGTAAACCATCTCCGGCGCGGCGTTGGGGTCCCCGGGGCGCTGTATCTCGTAGCCCATGACCTTAAACGGCTCGTCAAGGTCGGCGGTCTGCTGATCCAGCAGGCGGTGGGTCTCACGGGTACGGTAGTCGTGGGTGGAGTTCCACCGCTTTTTGACCTCGATGCCCAGAGCCTTGGCGTTGCGCATCTGCTGTAATGCCCCGGCGTTCTGGGCGCTGGTAAGAGCTGTGATGGCGTTGTTCATAGCCCAGTGCACTTCCGTGTCTGCCATGCCCTTCACAGCCTGCACCGCAATGTCGTGGACGCTCTTGCCCTGCACGATGCCTTGCATGACGTATCGGTTGAACACCCGGGCGTCATAGGTGCGGTTGCTCTCACTTTTGATACGTTTGTTGGGCACCAGCTTGGGGTTCTCTTTCAGCAGCAGCTTGACTGCCTCGGTGTTGTACAGGGTCAGCCCAAACGTCACGCCTGCGGCCTGTTCCAGCTCGTAGAAAGCCCAGTTTGCGCCAAAGGAAAAGATGTTGTATTGCTCGTCCCGGGCCAGCTTGTAGGCCGTCTGCTGGGCTGTGGTGCAGGTCTGCGTGATGCCGTCCAGCTTAGCGTGCATCAAATCGGACTGAAAGACCTGATTTTGCAGCCAGATGCGGTAATCGTCCTCAGTGATCTCGCCTGCATCCAGCTGCGCCCGCTTGCACTCGTCCAGCGCTCGGTACTTCCCCAGAAACTCGGTGAGCTGCTCGGTCATCTCCCGGCGGGCAGTGCCGTACACCCGGAGTATACGGCGGCGCAGGCGGTTCAGCTGCCGGGTGGAAATGCGGTCACGGTCGGTCATAAGCCAATCGCCTGCGCAACGGCCAGAAAGCACCCAGCCACAATGGCAAAATCAGCGACGAAAAGCATCACATCGATCAATCTTCCCAGAGGATCATAAATTTTTCTGTTTTTTTTCATCGGTGTCTCCCTCATCGTCCACGGTCTCCCGCTCTGCACTCTCAGCCATCAGGGACGCCCGAGCCTTTTCCTTTTGCTCCGGGGTCAGGTTGGGCAGCAGGTCAATGGCCATGTCCTGCCCGATGATCGCCGCCTCGGAGATTACTGTGCTGACCTGCTCTGCGGTGTTTACGATCCGGCTCCGGTTGAATGTCGGCGTTGCGCTGCCAAAGCCAGCCAGCGCACAAATCTGACGAACAAAAGGTTTGATCTGAGCCTCGAAGTCATCTGCGTTCTGGTTCATTGGTTCATAGGCTGCATCCAGATGGTCGTTGGTGCTGTTTGCGCTGACACAGTGCACGTCCAGACCGCCGAAATCCTCATAGACCCGGGTGTGCAGCAGCTCCAGCAGGGTCTGCCGAGCAGTCACCGGCACCTCGCTGGTGTATGGGGTGATTTTGCCGCCCTCGCTGGTATCCGCCCCGGCGATGTGGTACAGGTTCAGCTTTGCGAGGAACTCCTGCAGCTCATCATCGGTCATGCCGTTGAAGTTCTCGCACAGCCAGTAGATCTGTGCGCAATCCTGCAAGTCGCTGCAGAAGCCGGATGTCACCAGATCGGTGTTGTCGATGTAGGCTTTCAGGCCCACAAGGGTACTCTGGTGGAGGTCTGAGCCCCACAGCGGCACCACAGGCAGGCTGCTGTAGTTCTCCCCCTCCACGCTTTCCAGCCCGCCGCCGGGGGTGGAGATGGTCACGCTCTTGTACGCCTGCTTCGGGGCTGTCTCCTGCATGGTGCTGCCGATTCTGCTTTCCGTGTACTCGGTGTAACCGTCCTCTTCGTACAGGACATAGTGCATATCCGTGTCAGGATTCAGCCGCCAGAACCGCACCCCGGCCCGCATGGAGCCGGAGGTCTCATCGTACAGGGGCGCAAACTCGGTCAGCTTGAACACCACCAGATGGTCGTTGTTCCAGAAGCCAAAGCTCTCACCGTGGATTAGGGCAAAGTATCCGGCTTTCTGGATCTGCTCGTCAAATTCAGCCCCAAGTTTTCCTTTGTCCACGTCCTTATCCGCAAAGGTGACGCCGTTGCCCAGGGAGTAGGTAGCACGCTGTTTGTTGAGCCGCCGGAACAGATTGCTCTTGACCATATCGGGCCGGGGTACATCCTGCTTTGTGTTTTTGGATAGGCGTTTCAGCATCAAAGCGTAGGCTTGGGAAAAGCGTTCCGCGCCCGGGTTTTTCTGGGCATCGTAAAGGTCAGCGTCCAGCGCCATCCTGTAAGGGCCGGAAGCGCAGTGCTGCTGCACGAACCGCCGGACAAAATCGGGCTGTTCCCCGGCGGCTTGCGCCTGCTGAAAGGTCTGGAATGTGTATACAGTGCTCAAAATCAATCCCTCAGTTTCACAAGGCGCTTTGTGCGCACGAAATAGCGGATAGCGTCCATGCAGTGGTCGTTGACCTTCAGCACGGTGTCGTCTTTGTCCGGGTCCCAAGCGTACACGCCGAACTCTTCCAGCGTGTGCTTGCAGTCTTTGTAGATCTTCAGCCGCCCGATCTGCAGCATAGTCTGCACGTCCAGAATGCCGCTCAGAACGTCGTTATTTGCGGGGGTCTGGGTAAAGCCATTCTTGCGCAGTTCCGTAATCAGGGGCAGGGCAGAGGGGTCCACGATGATCCTCTCCGGCTTGAGACCGTTCAGCCATGCCTTGAGGTCTGCAACATACTCGCCCACGGTCTTTTGCCGCTTCTGTTCGCGGCCGCTGTAGTAGTACTCCCGGGTGACGATCCAGCAGTCTGCATCTGCCTGCTTCTGGAGCAGCAAAAAGACCGTTGCGTTCTGGGTGCCAAAGTCACACGCCACATAGGCGCTTTTGGGGGACAGTTCCGGCAGCTCATCAACGACATGCTTTTTGCGGTCGAACATGTCATATACAAGTCCCTCTGCCACCGTCCACAGGCCCAGAATGTAGCGCTGGTAGAAAACGCCGCTGTACTGGCTACGGTATCTGGCCTTGATTTCCTCGGAGAGCGACAAGTTGTCGTCCATCGTAAAGTGGAGGTACATCATCTTGCGGGAACGGCATTTCCGCACCCACTCAAGATAAAACCAATGCCGTGGGCTGCCCGGGTTGCAGTTGAACCAGAATTTTGACCCGGTGACGGAGCAGCGGGCAGTGGCCTGATTGACAAAGCTCTGCGGCATCAGGGCCACCTCGTCAAAGAATGCCCCAGCCAGCGTGATGCCCTGGATCAGGTCTTGGCTGCTCTCGTCTTTGCCGCCGAAAAAGTAAAACTCGTTGGATTTGCCGCCCTTGCTGACGGTCATGCAGTTTTCTGCCCGGTGCTCCTTGACATTGTAGCCACGGGCTGCAAGCTGCTGCTTGAGCGTGCCAAGCACGTTTCGCCGGAAGCTGGCAATGGTCTTGCCGCACATGGCAAACTGTTGGCCGCTGTAACAGGTCATAGCCCACTGGACGAAAGAGAAGCTCATGGCAAAGGTCTTGCCCGAGCGGATAGCGCCATCGGCAATGATTCCGTTGTAACCGCCGTATGCGCTCTGCGGTGTCCACCAGCTCAAGACCTGCTTTTGCCGCTGGCTGATGGCTTTCCAGCGAAAACCGTTACTTTTCCGCATGGTCGTCCTCTTCCTCTGGCAGCATCTCCACGTCATCCGGCGGGCTGAGGTCAGCGGCGGCGCTCAGTGCCTCCACAAGCCCATCGTCCGGGACTTCTATGCTATTCTGGTCTCCCAGCATGGCAAACTTGTCCACGATGGTGCCAAACGCCGTTGACAGCTGCGGCAGTGTTGCTTCCGCGATCTTGTCCGGGTCGGCCATCGCTTTCAGGTACAGCCCGAGAAGCTCTTGTGCTTCTCCTTGCTTGCTCTCCATGTAAGAAAGCATGTCCTTCGAGTTTTCCCGTTTTTTTTGTGCACACAAGCGCGCACTCTCCGGGTCTTCCTTTACGACTTTCTTAACGGTCGCGTCCGAAACGTCATTCAGCTTTGCGGCTGCACGGTAGCTTTGGAGCTGCACATAGTCCGCAACGATCTTCTTTTTTTGCTTATCTGTCAGCCTCCGTGCGCCCACCGCCACCACCTCTCTAAATTCATGCAAAAGAAAAACCGCCCGGAAATCCGAACTGTCAAAATATCGAATGTGCCGCTTGCAGGGCTCGAACCTGCACACGTCCGGTTATGAGCCGGATGCTCTGGCCGACTGAGCTAAAGCGGCATAAGAAAAACCAGCTTGCTGCATGGAGCTCATCATGCAAAAAGCCGGTTTTTAATCGTATTGTATCAGCAGCGGTTAATCCGCACGGATAGCAGGCCGTGCTCCTTGGATACAGCCACGGCCTCCGATCTCTGCCCGAGGCTCGCGTTTTGTGTGGTCTGCACGGAAACCGAAACGCCGCGCATAGCGCACAAAGTGGCTTTCTTTGTTGCTGATCGGTAAGGCCGAGAGGATAAGGCCAGCGCCGAGACGCGTCAAAAACTTTGCCATGTCGCAAATCAGTTCTTTCAAGCGCTCAAACATTTGTATGCCTCCTCTCCAAAAGCGTCCACAGTGGACACTCTAAAATCGCGCTAGCCGCCAGCTGGATTTGAACCAGCACCCACGGAATGGATGTGCGCAGTGGTTGGCTGTGCAGTGATGTTCCCGTGGTGTCACCAACGTTGTCCCGCCTTAAATGGGCAGCGCTCTGCCAGTTGAGCTATGACGGCATATAAGCAGCACCAGTGCATTCAGTTTGACGGACAGGCGTAAAACGGTGGGTGCTGCTGCATCCGGAACTTTCGCGGCCGGATGCCCCGCTATTGCGCGGCCCCCTCACAGGGCACGCAGCTGGCATTCCCGGCAGGGCTCAAACCTGCAGCCTGCGGTTTTGGAGACCGCTGTTCCATCACTTGAACTACGGGAATATAAAAAGCCGCCCTTGGAATCGAACCAGCCGTGTCTACACACACGCGCCGCGCTCCAAACTGCGCTCAGGCGGCCATATAAAAACAGCTCCGGTTCGCCGCCGGGGCTGTTGGTTGGCGCACATCCTGTCAGGAAAGCTACACCTTGGCAAGGATTCTAAGGCCTTTTCTCGGCACGAGAGGTTGCACGTGCGGCCTTGCGGGTTGTCTGGTCCATGCGCCATACGGTGCGATACGGCGGAATCGAACCGCCTCCTGTCTCTCATGAGCGGCAGGCTGCCTTTGTGTCAGTGTATCGCATAGAAGCAGCCCGCGAAACGGTGAAGGGGAGCGGGGCAAAGCATGAAACCCGCCGGGAAGGCCGTTCCGGAGACTGCGTGCATCGGTTTGCCTTTTCGGCTTTGCCGATGGTACCATGATAAGCCTTGAGCCGATTAGAAGTAAATCCCAAGGCATGTAAAAACAAACCGCAGTTTTGTTGTGTAAAATGTACAAATCACCCGAGATTCAGTTCCGTGGTGATCTCAGCCAGCTGCTCAAGTCCGTCAGAAACCGCCTGAGAGACCTGGCACGGCTTTGAATAGCCCACGATCCGGGCAATTTCTGCCTGCCTTTTTCCTTCCACAAAATACAGGATCAGGCAGCGGCTGCGCTTGATGGACGCCGGGTCTGCATGGAGCATGTAGGCCACTTCAATGGCTTTCTTCTGCATCTCGGCATACTGGCATTTCAGCTCGTGCAGATGCTGCTCGGCATCCATGGCGGCGTCGCTGTTCCGGCCTACCTTGTCGCTGGTTCCGGAGCGCCCCGGCGCGCCTGACGTGCTTGACGTGGTCGTGGTGGCGGCATTCCGCAGGCTTGCAATGTGTTCCTGCTGCTGGCGGATCAGCGCCCGCATCCGGGGCAGGCGCTCGAACCAAGCCCGCAGCTTCTGCTCATCGGTGGTCTCTCCCGGCTTTTGCGTGTCGGTGTCAGATGTCCATGTGCGAGTCATTTGTACACCTCCTGAAAAAGAAACATGTTGACCGCCTGTCCACAGCAGCGGCAGTATGCAACCGACTCGTCGTCTTTGACGTATTGATTCAGCGCATCGCATTTTGGACAGCACCACCATCCAGAAGGCGCAGTATCCGTTTTTGGCCATTGAACGCGCTGCTTATCAAGACACGCTTCAATGTCTTTTCTGTTTTCAGCAAAATAGGCAACATCGGCCGGATTTATTTGAAATCTGAGACAGATTTGCTTAAACTTTCCGTCCCAGATTTCGATGCACAGCTCAGTCATCGCGCCCAAAATAAAGATCATGATGCAGAAACCACCAACGTAGCAAAATGCTGAACCTATAACTAGAAAAACTTGATTCATGCGGCTTTATTCCTCCATTTCTTCAATCTCGATTTCCACCCTCGGATTTTTTCGGTCGAGCTCTACCCGGCTGCCATCGTGGGCGGCGACGATCTTGCTGTTGTCGTCTTCCAGCACCCGGGCTTTTACCAGGATGTCCGTGGTGGCCTCGATGAGGTTCGCCAGATCGACCCGGCGGGCGGTCTTCATGTAGTACACGCACCTCACGTTAACGCGGGCAGAGATAGGGCTGCGCGGCCTTTTGATTTGCCGCAGGCAGTCCGTCTCATAATCCACATAAACCTTGCTGGGGGCCACGAATGGGGTCCCGGAGCGTGTGCGGAGAATGCGGGCAGAGTTTTTCTTTGTGCGCGGGTCGCCGTAGAGAGTCAAGTGCATTTCTTTCGTTCCTCGCTGTTCCACTGCTTGAGTGTTGGTGCGTAATGCCCGCACATCAAACAACAAAGTTCAGTCCCCGGGGCTGACAGCACTGTGAGCTTCGGATTAACTGACTCGATTTTCTTTCCCCATGCAATAAATCCGCTCCCGCACTTTGGGCAAGGAAGAACAGTGTATGATTTTTTTATCACTTCACATCCTCCATCAGATCGTCAATGTGCATCTGCACGGCCTGCTCCGGCACGTCTTCCCAGCCGATGCCGATATAGTCCAGCACACGGCCCCAGCCGTACCAGTTTCCATTTTCGTCCCGGCAGACGTGCTTCATCCAGAACTCCCACTCTTTGGGGTTGGTCTCCCGCAAGATGTCAAAACGATGCGGTCTTCCTTCGACGTGGATGCCAAAGCCGCACATAGTGCAGCCGGTGCGCTGTGCCTTTGTGGTGTACAGCTTTCCGTCTCTGTCCTTCGCAATTTCGCCATATTCGGCGGGAATAGGAACGTTCAAATCAAGCGCAAGCTGCAAAATGTCCTGTCGGTCAAAAATAGCAAAAGGCGCGCTGCGGGTGGTCGTCTTGCCGAAGTAGTTGCAGCCGTGCATCTTCAGACTCTTCTCACGCCGCCCGCCCTCGCTTGCCATAAGGCCCATGTAAGGCACGCTGTTGTGGTCCCGTGCCCAGTCGTTGCAGGGCTTTTCCTTGAGGTAGTAGCAGCAGCGGTCAGACACCTTGAACGGGGCCGCCTGATACCCAAGCGCTGCGCCCTCCGCGTCTGCGCCGCCAAACAGGTCGAGCCACTTCTGCGGCAGCTTCATGCGGCTGTTCTTCTGCCAGCCGCCATATTCGCCGGTTTCCCCGGTGATGATCGCATGCCGCACGGTTGCGTTTTGATCTGTCGGGTTTTGCAGCAACATGATCTTGCCTGCCTTTTCCTTGCTGATCACAGGCCAACCAAATTCCTGTAAGACCTGAACCTTACTTTTCAGCGGCTTCAGGAACACGAAAGACGGCTTTTCTCCATCGCCCATCCATCCCTTGTATTCTTCTTCCATTTCTGCAGCGATCTGCTTGTGCACCTGCTGCACGCCCTTGCCCTCCAGTGAGGAGCAGGACACACAGGTGACGGGCAGCCCGATGCTCTCCAAGAAGTAATGCAGCGTGATGGAATCCAGACCGCCCACGGATAGGTGCACGCCCTTTTCGTGCTCTTTTGCCCAGTAGTAAAATGCCTCGGCCATTTCCTGCGCGTGCTCTACCTTGCGCTTGTATTCCCACTTTTGCATCGTCTGAAAGCGCTCGATGTTCGCCAAAGAGCCGTTTTCAGCCATAATCTCCTGTACGGTTTTCATGCTTTTCTCCTTTTTCTGGGCGGGTGTTTTCCTCCCATCCATCCCTCTTTGTTGAAGTCGTTGCGGTTGATTCGCTCCGCCGCGTGGTGCGCGCCGGTGTAGATGCGCTGCGCTTTCAGCTGACGCTTGTACTCGGCGTACTTCGGGCAGCTGTCGTGACAGATCGGGTGCCGGTCGGGACAGTCTTTGCAGGGTTCAAGAATTATCATCTATCAATCTCCTTCCTTGTCGGCTCGCTCGCCCGCAGCCTTGCAGCTTCACGTGGGGCAGTTGTGATATCGGCCTGAGCCTGCTTTAAGAATTCGGCACGGCGGTATGTGAGGTCCGGCATTTCAGCCAGCTCTGCAAGCCCTCCCACGCTCCCGGCATAGGATTTTGCCGCCGGGGGGAGTTGGTCATACAGGGCTTTCAGCTCTTTCTGTCCGTCACTACGCAGCAGCCCGCCCTTTTCATCAGTGCCGGTCACCATCGGGAACTTGCGCCAGCTCAAAAATGTCTGTGCCTTGCGTGCCGCTACAGCCAGAGCTTCCCATTCAGCGGACGGGTCAAGACACTGGGAAAGCTGCTTGAAGATGTCGGCCACCGTGACCGGATAAACGCATACCCGGTTTGCCGCCAGAAAAGCCCGCTTGACAGTATCGCCGTCATAGTCGCCAAACTGATACGCCCACACATCGATAGTGGTCTGCATCTCCTCATCGGTCAGTGGCTTGGAACCCAGCTTGTACAGCACAAAATTCATGCGGATCAGCTTTGCCACGTCTTCCCGCGTCATGTCTCAAACCCTCTTTCTCTGTCCATCTTCGCCAGCACCCGTGCAAGCTGGTCGTCTACGGTCTCGGTTGGCTGCTTGCCTCTCGGTCTGGCTTGTCGGCTTTGTTCGTTGGCTTCCACGTCTCCCAGCGTGCGCAGGCCGTCCCGTTTCCAGCCGGACAATATGCCGTTGATGTAGTTCCACGACCGCTTGCCAGCTTCTGCAGCCTTGTCAATCGCCAACAGGATCATCTCTGTGCTGTACTCTTGCCTCCACTTCTGCAGCTTGTCCAGTGCAGAGCGTGGGAAGTCCCCGACGGCCTGCTGATAATGCTGGACGATTTTGGAAAGTTCTACGTCAACGGCGGCGGGTGCGGCGCTATTATATATATCCCCGTTAGGGGATATAACAGTTCCAGTTCCATTAACAGTTCCAGTTCCATTAACAGTTCCAGTTCCATTAACAGTTCCAGTAACAGTATCATTATAGCTACCACTTGCTTGCACTTGGTAGCATGTGCTAGCATGTGCTGAGTTTGCTTGCATTTGAGCTGCACGGGCTTTTCCGGCTTCACGGCGCTTTTGCTTGACGCTCTCGTACTTTTCCGTAGCCGAATCCACTCCATTGCACATAAAACGGAAGTTCCCACGCATTCCACGGTCAGAAAACGTTGGATTTTCACCAGTGCGGACGTGTTTCGCCAAAGCTCGCATCAGCTGTCCGACTTCGGCATCCGTGTACTCCTCCAGCGCATCAAACCAGTCTAGATACACCACAAACGACTTCTTTTCTTCTTTTGCCACTTGCTCACCTCCTTTGCACGCCCGTATAGCCGGATAGCACAGCTTACAAGATCAGAATGGTAGATCATCCGCGTCATCGTTGATGGGGTCATACTCGGTAGATGGAGCCGGTTCAGGCGCGGCAGTGCTGTGCGGTGCGTAATCCGCAAGCGTTTCACTGGGGTACATCTGCGCGCCCTGCAGGCCTTCCGGTTCTGCTGTCGGTTCTGCAGGTTCCGGCGGAGGGCCGGGCTGTGCCATCAGGTCGATCATCTGCTGCAGCCAGCGGAATGTCACCAGCCCGCCTGGCTGAACATCATCCGCGTCCACGTCGTAGTAGATCTTGCCGTTGTACTCACGCTCTTTCAGCTTCTGGGCAAAAACCGTAACCTGATCGCCTTTCTGCAGCATCCCATCCCACTGGTCGATGCCGTGCCAGAGGTTCACACCCACAAAGAAGCTCTGCCATTTTCCGGTCTCGTCCTGTGTGCGGCTGGCTTTCAGGTCGAATTTCAGCACCCGCTTTTGACCGGCATCCCGGATCACCGGGTCTTTGGCGATCTCACCGTGCAGCATGATGCCGTTCTTGGTCTGGACGATCATGCATCATCACCGCCAAACGGATCATCGGCGTTTTCCTCTGCAGAGGGTGCATCCGGGGCAGGGACCAGGGCACCTGCCGTCTTGCGGTGGCGGTGGGAGCCTGCGTAAGGATCCAGCACCGGCAGCTCTTCAGGCGACACCTCGCGGGCGGTGCTTTCGGCATCCACACGCACCTCGCATTCATCGTACAGAGCGCCGAAGGTAGACGGGAACGCCTCACGCAAAGCGTGCACCAGCGCCACCTTGCGGATCATGGTGGCCTTCTTGCCATTCCAGAGGGACTTGCCGGTGTCGTACTCGGCCAGCTTCACCTCCTCGTAGCTGGGGCGGGTGCGGTCTTTCCGGTAGACCTTGGCCCAGCCGCCCAGAAGCTCCTCGCCCTCATAGACGATGGAACCCTCCCGGTGGTCCAGCTGCCCGGCTTCCGTGTCCAGCACGATGATGCCGGCCTCAAAGCCGTCAAAGGCCGGGTGCCGTTCGGCCATCTGCATGTAACAGTTCTTGCCCAGGACGATGGTGCTGGGGGTGTCCTCGCTGTTGTTGTCGTAGTGGATCAGATAGGCCTCCTTGGTGAAGGGGTTCAGCCGGTACTGCTTGCAGGTCTCCAGAAAGATCTTGCACTCGGCGTCGGTGGCCTTGGCGCAGATGAAGCTGCGCACTTCGGCAAAGCTGACCGTGAAATGCTGGCCATCTGCGGCGGTGATCTCCACCGGCACGGACGGGGAAGCGGCCTGCAGGGCCGTGCTCTTGGCCGCGCGCTGCTGCATGGCAGCCATGCGGGATGCGGTGCCCTGGACCGGGGCAGAAGCGGGTGCGGACGTGGTGGGCGCAGATGCGCCGTTGCGGGTGAATGCCATATAAATTACCTCCTGCATTACTTAACAGAACCATACCGGAAGCCGCGCTCTGCGGCTCCCTGCTTGAACCATGCGATGTCCTCCGGGGTGAACTCCACCCAGAAGCTGTATTTCTTGCGGACCGGAGCCTCCTGCTGCTCAGGCTCTGCGAATCTCTGAAGCATGCTGAAATCCAACCTGCCATCCGGCGTGATGGCTGCATTGGCCTGCGCCGTTTGGACCGCTTCTGCGGCGATCTGGCGTTCTTCATCGGTCGGAGAGATAACGACCGGAGCATTGGCCTGCGCCCGCTCTGCGGCCATTCTCTCGGCTTCTGCGCGGCGCTGGGCGTCCCGGGCATTCTGGCGGCGGCTGTGCTCCACGAGGGCGGCGTTCAGATTCAGTTCACGCAGATACTCTGTGGTGCAAGCCTCTGCGTCCCCGCCGCAGGTCTCCCGGATCAGACGCAGCTCTTCCCGCTGGGTCTCCACTCTCTTGCGCAGCTCCCGGCCGGCCTTTGCCAGATCATAGGTTTTGTTGAGCCACTGGGGCACAAGCAGGCGGTCAAATGGGATCATCTCCCGCAGCTCGCCTATGCAGTCGGCATAGACAGCCCGCAGCGCGTCCTGTTTATCCTGCCGCTCAGCTTCTTCCACCGCCTTGACCTGCTGGTCAATGGCACCGGAGACGGCCTTACACTGGGTCTGCATCTGCTTGGTGCTCTGCAAGAACTCTTCCAGCGGCTTCATGTAAAAGGCCTTTGCGCTGCGGGCGGCATCACTGAGCTGCTTGTCCAGCTTGTTCACTGCGGCGCGGTCGGCCTTGGCATCCTTGATGGTCTCCGGGGTGTAGACGCGGCCGGTGTAGGCGGCCAGCATCTCGGTCAGGTTCTGCTGCACCTCAGCTTCATTCCACCGGATCGCGGGCAGTTCCGGGTGCTCCACCCGGACGGTCAATTCTTCTTGCATAAATATTCACCACCTCTGATAAACTCTCTCACCATCGTTGTTATATACGATGTAGGTATTGCGGGGATAACCTTGCGCGTGTTCCTTTTCGGACAGCGCATCCGCCTGTCGGACCAGCTCTCCCACTGTCTGCGCAGAGTGTCTCTCTAAAAGTTTCGGCGGGTTTTCAAGCCCGTCATAGATCTGCAAAAGCGCCACTTGTAAAACCTCCTGTTTTGTGTTATTTTTGTGGTGATGGGGCTCAACCATCACCCTTGAGCTTGTCCGTGTTGGCGCACTGGCAGGCTCTTATTTTTTTGCGGCGTATCGGCGGCAGACTGTCCACCTCATCACGTCGGATGCACTCTTTCTCAAAAATGTACTTGCGAGCCCGACGCCTGCCGTTGCGGCTGTGGCAGCTCGCAGACGCAAAGCTGTTTGCGCTTTTGTAACCCAGCCGTCTGGCACACATCTCAGACGTACCGCTGGCGAATCAGGTCTCCGGACTTGGCGTCATACACGGTGTACCACATGACATGGATGACAGTGTCAGGTATACTTGATCTCCCCAGACTCCTCTTGCAACATCTCCCGCACGTTGTCCATTTCTTCGGCGCACATCTCCCAGACGTTTGCCCGTGCGGAGTATCCGGCCCGGACAACAATGTCATCTGAGGCTTCGGCTTCTCGCCTGCAGCGTTCGGCAAGCCGCGTGTAGGATTTGACTTTGCCCTCAACGTACTCTTTGGCCGTCATCATGCCCCACGCTCCTGATTCTCCGGGTATTCCGGGTTGCGGGCGTGGGCACGGTTGATCTTGCCGTACTTGCGCCGCTTTGCGGCTCTCTCCCTGTCCTCTGCGGCAAAGCCCAGACGAGCCAGCAGAACGGCGGCCAAAATCAGCACCAGCGACACCGCAAACAGTGTGCTGGAGATATATCCGGTGGTCTGCGCGGTGCCCTCTGCACCCATAGCTGCGCCCATTCCAACGCCGCCAAAAACGACAGCCAACCAGTAGTAAGTAGTAGATTTGAGTTTCATTCTTTCGGATCCTCCTTTGTATAAACCTTTTCGAGCTTGTAAAAATCCTTCACCCACGCCATAAACCTGGCACGGGAGATGTCAGGGCAAGGCTCTTTTGTTCCTACGGACGGCTTTGACCACTCCGGGAAAATTCCCGCCTGGATCTGCGCTCTCAAGACCTTTTCGGTCTTTGAGATGTTGTTGTCCCGAAGAATCTGGACGCACTCTGCGATTCCCATGTTCGGCTTCATTATCGTCCACCTCCTTTTTTGTTCTCAGCTGCCGTTTCAGCCGGATATGCTCCAACCGCTCCGGCTGCCTTGCATCCCAGCGCTGTTCAAGCCAACGCTTGTTGTAGTGCTTCTTCACGGTGCAGCCTCCACAAACTCGCCATTTTTGAGGGTGTACCAGGTGTTCTCTTTGATAACGGCTCCGTCAACCTTTGCCATTTTGGCCAGCAGCATATTGCCGTCATCATCGTACTCGGTCAGCACCAGATAGCAGCCCAGTGCGCCGCACGCCTTACCGCAAGCACCGTTTACAACGGCAATGCTATCTTTGCCGTCTGCTTTTGCGCTGCAATAAGCCCCAGTGGCTGCCGCCGTGCTGGAATTGCCGCTGGAACCCGCCGTGCTGTAATCGCCGCTGGAACCCGCCGTGCTGTAATCGCCGCTGGAACCCGCCGTGCTGGAATTGCCGCTGGAACCCGCCGTGCTGGAATTGCCGCTGGAACCCGCCGTGCTGGAATCGCCGCTGGAACCCGCCGTGCTGTAATTGCCACTGGAAAAAGGTTCTTTGCCCTTCACCCGATTAAAAACGGCATTCACTGTAGCTTTTACCAGCCCTGCAAAATTCACCTCACCTTTCACCGTCAGCTCAGTGCAGGCCAGCTTACTGTCCTCTTCGCTTTTATCCACGTTCCCGCCGCACTCGACCTCAAAAAAGCGCGGGCCACCCCTCAACGGGTAGTAGTGCAGCACATCCAGCGGGTTCTCGCAGGCGTGCATACCAGCGTGGCAACAGTCAGCCTCGTCCTCATAGTAGGTCTTGCCCACCTCGTACTGCTTGCCACGGCACTGCATATTTTTGTCCATGGCCTTGTAGGCGATGATCTTCTCACTCATGGGTGGTGCCCTCCTTCTCGTCCTCTTCCAGCAGCTTGTTCAAATCGGCCAAGAACTGGCCGCACATCTTCGCTTTTATAGCTTCCTCCGACTGTCCATACGGGCCGCAAAATGGCCCGGTCTTGAAAAACGGCTTTGAACGGAAGTCCTCTCCCAAGAACTGATACTTGCCAATCAGCTGGCAAACCTTATCGCGCATCGTGGTTTTCATAAAGATCCTCCTTGCATCAATGACGCATAACAATGTTGGACGAATGAACCAGATAGGTCACACCGTCAATCACAACCTGAAGCTGGTCGCCTTCATAGTCGCACCAGCTTTCGACATTGCCCTCGACAATCGTTCCGTCTGGCATTTTCAGCTGCGCCCAGTTGTATTCATAGGTCAGGTCAATAACCTGCTTATTGCATCCGGCCATCAGCAAAGCGCTTGCCAATACGGACGCTACACCAACAATAATTTTTTTCATGCTCGTTTCTCCTTTTAATAAAATGTTTAATAAAATGTCTTTTCTTTGCTGTGCCATCGCAACGCAACGCCTGGACCGCTCTTTGCCATGCCATCGCTGCGCAACTCTCGGCATTTCTTCTCGCTTCCATGCCAATGCATCCGAAGCAAAGCCTTGCCGCAGCAAATCGTTACGGTGCACCACTTTTCCTTCGCAAATCACATCAGCGCTTTTCTCTGCCATTCCTTTGTCTTGCCTGTCCGTGCTTCTCAGTGCCACTGCACAGCAGTTCACCTCATAGCCTTTGCTTGGCCGGTCTAAGCAATGCCATCGCCTTGCTGCTCAAATCAGTGCCCAGCGACGCCTTTGCTGAGCATCGCGACGCAAAGCCATCGCACGGCCAATCGAACTCAGTCTTGCCGTTGCCAAGCATCGCATCACTCCGCCTCCGCGAATCAGGGCCGTCAATGCCATGCCGTTGCGCTCAGTCCTTCACCTCATAGGCGATGTAAGTAAACCGGCCCTTTCCGCTGTTGCGCCACTGGCCGATGCCGCGGAGCTGGCCATAATCCAGCCACTCGCGCACGGCCCTTTCGTGGCTGTCGTCAAGGAGGGTCACGTCAAACTCGCAGCTGCTGCCCGCCGGGATTTCCTCGCTGTTGGCAAGGCTCACGCGCTCGCCCTGTGCGGTCTGGGCACGCAACGGACGCTGGCAGTCGGTAATCTCACCATTCACGTGAATGAGAATCATGCGGGGCTGAACGAAGATCAGGCCGTCAATGACCTTCTTGTAAGCAGTCAGCTTGCCACTTTCGTTCACGGCCTTCTTCTTGCCAGTCTCGGTCTTGCCGCCGATGCGGGAAAGCATACCGCAAGCATCCTTAAACATGCCTTTGATCTGGTAATCGTAAAAAATCGGATTGCCGTCCGGGTCACGCGGGAAAACGGTCATGCCCTTGTCAGCTACCGCATCAGGGCCAAGAGCCGCGACTTCATCCTCGATGGTTGCAGCATCCGGCGACTTGCTGGCGATAAACTCGCGGGCCACATTGGGGTTTGCGGGCCATGTACCCAGCACCGGCTCAATAAACGTAGCTTTCACATGCAGTTTTTTCATCTTTGTAACCTCCAAAATAAGTTTGTATCCTTACGCCACGCCGTCCTGGTTGTTCTGCTGGGCGGCAAGCTCCATCTGCTCCACGCTCTGCCTGCGCTCCACGCTGGGCAGCATTCCTACGGCCTTGAGCTGCTCATAAATGAACCGCTGACCCGCTTCCGTCCATACGGTGGTGTTCTTGGTGTCCCACTCGCCGGTGCTCTTGTGCTGGAACGGCGTGGATTTGCGGTTTTTGGTGTAGCCTTTTCCACTATACTTTGCGTATAACACCCACTGCCCGTCGCTGGTCTTGTACTGGATCTTCAGGCCGTGAAGGATGCTGTTGAGCTTCTCGGCGCTCAGGCCGTAATCCTTGGCAAGGCTGGTAGTGGTGCGGCAGTTCTTGCCCACGCACACCGCCCGGGCATACTCTGCATCCGGCTTCAGGTCGTTGTTCTCGGCCAGCAGGCTGCGGTTCACGCTTTGCAGCTCTTTCACTTTGCGGTCTGCAATAAGCACCGCACGGCGCATGACCGCTTCCGGGCTGTTCCACTGTGCCTCCACGGCCAAGAAATACTGCCGGGCCTGCTTGCCACGCTCGTTGCGCTGGATCATGCACAGCTCTTTGGCCATTGGGATGGTGAGTTGGTGGTCATCGAGTGTTCGGCTGACTTTGCGCCCGCCCTCGTCCTGAACCCGCTCAATTTTGAGCGGGTTGAAATCCTCACCCTCGGTGAAGCCGTACTCCACCATGCGGGGAAACCAGTCCTTATAGGCCGTCTTGACCTGCAAAAACTCGTGCAGCTCCCGGCCACTCACCGTGGGGCGCTCCGGGCTTTCGTAGCTAATGGGGATGAGATTGTTTAATTCGCTCATGCCGTTTTGTCCTCCTTTTCCTTAATGATCTCGCTGACGGCAGTTTCCATCTTTTCCCGAATGCCGGGAGGGTTACGCTTGCTGTTCAAAATCAGTGAACAGTAGCTTCTCGAAAAACCAAGATGCTTTGCTACGTCGTCTACTGTAATCTGGTTGTTGTGCATCCGGCCTACTAAACGGCCTGTCCATTTTTCAGGCACTTTCACACCTCCTTTAAAACGCAAGTTGAAACAAAATTGACAACGGCGCACCGATTTGCTATACTGTTCAAGGCTCCTAGTTAAACTGATTCAAAAGGCAGGTGATTTCGATGACCAAACTTTTGAGCCAGCCAGTTCCAGACACGAGCAAGTGCGTGAAGCGCTAGGGCTTACAAGGCGGTGCCGACCCGCCAAAGGAAGCGGCGTACCCATAGCCCTGCAAGTTGTTTTTGCAGCCTCGGCGTTACTTTTACGCCGCGCATGGCGCAAAAGACGTGCAAACGCGCATGTTTGCATTACCGCCGGGGTGCAAGTGCGTTCTGGTGACAAATCGGTGAAAAGTCTGTCTGTGAAACAACCGCAGGCAGATTTTTTCTTATCGCCGTGTCAAATACCAGTTGAAAAAGTTTACAAAGTGTGTTACTATGTAGTTGCAGACACATAGTAAAAACAGCTTGAGCGGTTACCCGCTGGGGCTTTGTGTTTTGTTAACTATTTCAACTGACAAGAGCATTATACAGCTAGCAAAGTTAGTTGTCAACATTTTTTACTAACTTTACTAGCTTTCGTAGATATGCACAGAAACGGAGTGCTGTTATGGGCATTTTTTACGAAAACTATGTGAGACTTTGTGCCTCCCGTGGCGAGTCTCCGACGGCTGTATCAAAAAATATCGGTTTGTCGAATGCTGCTCCCAGTGGATGGAAAAGTGGAAAAAAACCATCCCAAGTGACGCTAGAAAAGTTAGCTGCATATTTTGGCGTTACAAAAGACGAGCTCACCGGCGAAAGCGAGCAAAAAGAAAAGCCCAGCACCCCGGAGGGCGTGGACTTGTCCAGCCTGTCTCCTGAAGACGCTGAGCTTGTAAGACGGATTCTTGAGGCTTCGGAAGCGAAAAAGAACGCTATCCGAGAACTTCTCTAATCCTTATTAAGAATAACGAGGACTTTCTGACGAAATGCAGGGTCACTCTTTAGCTTTTCGATGATTTTTCTGATTTCGTCCGGGCTGAATGAAGTGTCCTGCATTTTTTGTTCCTCCTTATAATAAATATGTGTGAGGTGTTGCGGCATGTCACGGCGCGGAAAAGTTTCGGCTTACGATCAACGAGACCGCGAAAACAGGCGCTGGCTTAAGAAGGTAAAGAAAACTATCGCGCCAAGCAAACGCACGCAGCGTGCGATTGCAAAAGCCATCATTTCTTCCGTTCCTTCTGGTTCTACAGTTCAATCGACTTACAAGGAAAGAGCGCCGTACAAGCGAGCATCTGTAAAATGGAAAGACGCAAGGCCTACGCTTTTGCAATGGGCTGGTTGCTTTACTGTTGGTTTAATTTGCTTGTGTCCTATACTGGGCATCTGGAAACCTTCTTTCGATATTTTGGAAATTTCTTTTTTGTTCATCGCTTTCTTCGCTTTCCCTTTTTTGGTTGCGGCGCTTTGCGTTGTCGATTATAACAAAACCAAATACCGCTCTTATCATTCAGGAAACACCGCGGCTGCTTCAGATACTTTTAATTTCCCTGCGATGGAAAACGTTGATGGGACTACCGAAGAAGAATCAATAGCGGAAATTGACCGGATGAACGCCAAGATTTTCATGGATGAATTTCAAGATTCCTTGAGTATCATGCAAAAAACGACTAACCCGGAAACTTTCTTTTCGAGGTACGATCTCGCTATGGAACGGTTGGACAACATGGTCGAACTGCAACAGAAAGGGATAAAATTCACCAGTGACCTTTCCTCTTTGAAAGCTCAATCTCTCAGTCAGGAAACCACTGCCGACACCGTAAATGTCATGATAGACAATGCCTATATAAAGCAGCTCCAAAAACTTTCTACCCTTAAAACGGAACGCGGACGCACAAATTCTAATCAAAGGTGGTATGCATCCTTTGAGCCTTACTTTGAAAAAATGCCTGTGCGTTCAAGAAGTTATCTGGATTTGAAACTTGAAGAGCTGAAAGAGGTGTAAGCAATGGATTTATTCACTGCTTTTGCCTTTAATCAGGGCATAGAACCACCTATCCCTCTAGAAGAGCAGCAGTATTATCAAGATCCGTCTTATTACAAAGACTATGCGCCGTCCTTTTCGTTAGATGCCGTGAACGGTGTAAAACGCGTTGTTCCTTTTGTGGAGCAGACGGCCATCGAAAGACCGTCCAAGCGTGGGTTATACCGTGCAGAGATTGCTTTGCTTAAATACTGCTCTTATGGTACATACCCGCACCCAAGGCATGGATATCCGGGGCTATGGTGGTATCAATACGGAATAAAAAATGTTGGCTACCACTTGCAAACGCTGGAAAGGCGAGGGTTTATCCAGATGTCCGATAACGGAAAGTACGCATTGACTGACATCGGGCGAGAAGAGCTGGCAGAAAACAAGGATGTTCTTGACGTGTAAACTTGTTTACAACCGAATTATACAACTGCACGTTGTTGCAGTCAATGGGTTTGCCCATCACTCTTTTTGATGGGTTGCATCGAGTTGTTGCATTTTTTGCAACAACTCCCCTGCTCCAGTCTCTGCGCCGCCGGGCGTTTTGGCCGTCATATGTAATGCGTGCAGTGTATTGATCTTGCGGGCGGCGTACATGGTGGCAAGGGCTTGCTGCTCCGGAGTCATATCAACGTAGCAGGCAAGCGCGGCGCGGATGTGCGTGCAAAAGTGGCTCATCTTCTCCATAGTCAGTCCTCCCAAGGCTGTGGTGTGCGGTCGGTTCCGTTCAAAACGGTGGCAGGCATACCGTCGATGATGGTCATTTCGGTTTCTTTACCGTTTCTTTGCTCAAAATCCATTTTGTTTTCCCCTTTCTTTTGTGCACATTTATGTCTTATGTTCCAAATTCTACCATGCGCCGTTGGAAAACAAAATACGGATATTTTTTGTCGAATGGCGCAGATTTTTTCTGCGCCATTTTCTGTTAAAAACACGTTGGTTTTACGGGGGCGAAAGTATGAGTTATTTTACGGCAACCCAGATTGGAAAAGCGCTTGCAAAGGCCAGGGTATCTGCCGGCCTGAGCCAAGTGGAGATCGCAAGGCTCATCGAGAAGGGTGAGAGGACGGTACAGAGCTGGGAAAAAGGCTGCACCAGCCCGGACAGTGACGAGGTCATGGATTGGTGCACAGCATGTGGGGTGTCCCCCATCACCGTGTTTATGGAGATGATGCACCCAGATCTGTATGCGGTTTCCGACATCGAAAGGCTGGAAGATTCTGTAGATCGGGAGCTGCATCTGCTGATGAGGGCTCTGCCGCCCATCACGAAGCGACTGCTGCTTTTCATTCTGAAGGGCCGACACGGCAGCAGTCCGCCTGCGGTGATCTCCGAGATGGCAGCAAACCTGCACTGCCCACTCAACAACCGGGTCAGCGTCTGCGGCACCATCATAGACCAGTATACCTATGCGCAGATTGCTGGCCTTGACCCATGCCCGGACGCTCCACATCCTCCCATTGACGACCTGAAAATCAACTACAAGGCTGGAAGGGCCGCTGCTGAAAATGGTGCATTCGGATATATCGGGCAGAAAAAGGAGTAAGCCATGAAATGCGTGAGACCATGCTGCCGGAAGGAAATCCCGGATGGTGCTTCTTTTTGTCCGTGGTGCGGGAAAAAGCAGCCGAAAGCCGCCCCGCAGCAAAGAAAAAAGCGCCGCCGCCCAAAGGGCAGCGGCAGCGTGTATAAACTGAGCGGGGCGCGGGCAAGACCGTATGTGGCGCTTACAGCCCAAAGGGACGTTCTGGGGACGTTTGAAACAGCAGGCGAAGCAGTACAAGCGCTGGACGCTTACAACGCCCAGAACACCCCCGCTTCGCTTCTGAAATGCACCTTTGCAGATGCCTATACCCAATGGAGAGCGCAGCCAAAGTTTCAAAAGCTCAGCACGGACATGCAAAAGGGATACGAGCTGGCATATGCAAAGGCTGCGCCGCTATACGACCGACAATTGCGGGACTTAAAAGCGGCAGATTATCAACAGGTCATTGACGCAATGGTGGAAAAAGGGCTCTCCCGAAGCTCCTGTGAAAAACAGCGCACGCTTTTTAGCCAGATCTGCGAGTGGGCAATGGCGCAGGACATCATAAACAAAAATTATGCCATGCTGCTGCAGCTCCCGGCGGCTACAGGAAAAGCAGAGCGCACCCTGACCGCCCAAGAGATTGAGCAGATCAGCAGCCGACAGAATGACCCGAAGTTTGGGCAGACGGCGCAAATCGCAATGGTGTTGCTTTATACCGGCATGCGCATTGACGAGCTGCTTTCTATGCGCTGTGAGGACGTGCATCTGAAGGAGCACTATATGCAGGGCGGCGAAAAGACAGAAGCGGGCAAGAACCGCATCATCCCCATCCTTGAGCCCATTTACAAGATCATTTCCTTTTGGATGCTTGACAGCGGGTGCGAATGGCTGATTCCATCCAAGGCCGGCACAAAGCTGGATAAGCGCAACGTGGCTACAAAGTTCCGGGCGTTGATGCAGGAATGCCATATAGAGGGGGTGCACCCACACACCCTGCGTCATACGGCCAGCAGTAAAATGGTGGAGTGTGGTCTGGAAAAAACCGCTGTGCAGGCAATCCTCGGTCACAAGAATTTCTCCACCACGGCAAACAAGTACGTGTCACACAACGACCCGACATATTTGTTGCGGGAAATGCAGAAGATGAAGTACTGACTTGTTAGATCGTTTGTTAGATTATCACACGTTTTCAGGTGTTTTTGCACGGTTTCAACAAAAAGAAAAGCGTATAGGCGACTTGTTTTTATCGCCTATACGCTTATTTTTGGAGCTGGTGACAGGAGTTGAACCTGCAACCCACTGATTACAAATCAAATTTATTTAGCGTTTTAACGTGAATAATTATCAATTTGTTAGCTTTCTGCTAGATTATGCATCCCGTGCCAAAACGCTGAGCTTATGTAAAAATAGCACATTCTATGTCTTTTTACAAGTCGCTTATCTTCCGCATCACTAGCTCATACTCTTTCGGGTACGCCAGCTTTATTGCCTTCATGTGTTCGTCGAGCACCTGCATCAGACCGCCGAAAGGAACAGAGCTGGCAGCCGTCACAAAGTCGCTTTGCGGTTCCGTTGCCGTGGAGTACGCCGCCCGGTAATCCGTGGGCGGCAATGCCTGGGTCTGCGTTTTACGTGCCTGCTTTTCTTCCAGCTCGTCCCGCACAGTGCAGAGGGCGGCAAGCTTTTCCACGCTCTGCCAGTCCGTTGAACCACATTTCAGCTTGTGAATGTGGGTGTTGATCTCGTCAATGTCCATGCCTGCCGCCCCCTTTCTTATGCGTTGCGCAAGATGTCAGCGGCCCGCTTGTATGCATCGCGCTCTGCGCCGGTGGCCTCCTGCATCATGTCCTCGATGTCAGAGATCATGCGCTCACGGCCATCCGTGCGGGAGTAATGCCCACGAACATAGTGACGGCCTCGGTTGGCATAGCTGTTGCCCCGGTTGTAACCGTTTCCGGCATCGTGGCCGAAAGTCCCGCGCATGTCAGCAGCCCACTCGCCCGCACGACTGTACTCGCCGCCCTCACAGTAATCCTCGATGCGGTGGATGTCCAAAATGATATCCACAATCTCGCCGATCATCTCAACATCACCCGGGGAACGGTTCTTTTTGTCGGTCAGTTCCATGAGCTCGTCGCACATCTCATCCTTCAGGTGATTCAGTTTATCCAGCATGGCTTTATCTCCTTTCTTATGCTACCCGCTCAACGATCAGATTGCTGTTTGCAATGCTGACTGCCTGCGTACTGGTATTTTTAACCGCCACGGTCACGCAGCAGCCGCGCGGCACCTCGATGAACGCGGCCACGAAAACGTTGAAGTAGTTTTCGACTGCAGCAGGTGTGACAATGGCGGTCGCGCTATTGAGTGCCTCACCGCCGACAGACAGCGCCACGGAAACGGGCCCCACGGTGCCGCCGGTGGGAATGGCGATATTTCCGCCAAAGCTCACCTTGAAGCGGGCTTTGCATTGATTGGTCAGACCGCGCAGGGTCACGAGGCCGCTGCCCTCACGGTGCATGATGCAGGCAGGGGCTTTCACCGCGGTCTCGGTCAGGGGAAGGTTTTCACCTGCCGCCACGCTGACGGTGTTAGAGTTGCTAAATTCAGCCATTTTATCGGCTCCTTTCATAATAAAAACGCCGGGACTGCTGCCCCGGCGCTCTGGTTTGCAAAATCAGCTCAGGGGCTGAACAGACTACATACAATTTGCAGTCAGTTGCCGTGATTCGGTTATGCGCAGCCGTTACAGCCGCATCCGGTGCCACAGTTACCGTACTGGTACGGCGCAGGAACTGGGAAGGCAGGAACGGGACGCGGGTTGTAGTAGGCCAGCTGACCGCTCATGTATGCCTTGAGGGTCTCATTCTGCGCCGCCTGGGAAGCTGCAAGCTGTGCTGCGAACAGCTGCTGACCCTGCTCAGCGATCTTTGCGTCCTTTGCCTCGATGCGCTGTGCGGTCAGGGCGTCAAGGATGGCGCGGGCGTTCTGGTTCTGGTTGTCGATGATGTCCCGGGTGGTGTTCTGCACCGTGTTCCGGGTCTCGCAGGACTGGGTGGCCAAATTGTAGTTGACGCCCTGAATGGCAGAGCGGTTCTCGCAGCAGCACTCCTGCTGCTGCATCTGCATGGCAAACAGCTGCTGCATGAACGCCGCCTGCTGGTTTGCGCGGCTGATCTCTGCGGACATAAAGCCGTTGTTCACGGTCTGCTGCACGCCGTTGACAAGCTGCGCCTGCTGGTAGAAGCCATCACACATGCCGTTGTTGATACCATCCATCTTGCGCTCGATGTTGGCAAAATCGGAGGTCAGGACGTAGCCGTCAACGACACCGGCACCGGTGTTGCCATTGCCTCCCCAGTTGCCTCCCCAGCCGCCGCAGAAGGCGAACAGGAACAGGATGATGATCCACCATGCGCCATCATTGCCAAAGCCAAAGCCGTTTCCGCCATTGGTGTTTGCGGGCTGAACAGGCATGGTCAGAACCGCAGAATCGGAAGAAAGAGACATTTTTGTACTCCTTTCGTGTGTTTTGAATGATTTTTATGCTTGAACCGTGGCCACGGTTACGACTTAATGAAGAAACTGCTGAAACTGTTTCGCCATCGCCTGTAATTGGTTCAGCTGGTTTTGTGACATTTTGCCGGATTGCAGCAGCTTTTGCACTTCTGCTTTTGGGTCGCCTTGAAAGTTTGCACGGAACTGCTGGAACTGCTGCATCAGCTGACCAAACTGACCCATAGGGCCGGACATGGCGGGCATACCGCCGCTCAGAACGTTAAAAAGAGGGTTTGACATAATTACTTGGCCTCCGTTTCAGGCTTTGTGGGCTCTTGCTTTTCCAGCGCCGCACAGCGGGCTGCCAGCGCGTTAAACTCTGCCCGGGTGACAAACTCCACGCCAGACTGCTGCGCCGTTTGTGGCGGCGTTTTTGCGGCTGTGGTGCGCTCCTTGTAGTCAAACACCCGGAGGGGAAGCGGCATACCGCTTGCATCGGTGCTTTTGATGTAAAACGCGCTGTTTTCGCTGTCCATCAGGAGCACGCTGTTTCCTGCGGCAACCATGTATGCTTTTGCGCCCTCCTCGCCCTGCACCCAGATGATGGAGGGCGTAGCCTGTGCTGTCTGGGCTGTCGGCTGCTGCATCATGGGAGACTGATAGCCCACTCCCTGCCTGAGTTGAGTGAGGTTGTCCGGCATTGGCTGGCCGTAGTATGTCGGCATCTGATACGCATACGGATTGTAAGGCATCGTTTACTCCTCCTTATACCAGTAGTAAATCGGGCATTCTGCGCCACTGTCCCAGCTGTCCCACCACTCGCCGTCGATCACAGTCAGGACGTGCCCGGAGCAGCCAAGCACATACACGCCGTGCGGGTACTCCCGGGCAAAATCTGCCACGGTGTAACAGGTGGTGCAGTCTGCCTCCACCAAACGGCGCTTAAACCCGCGCTTTTGAAGGTACGCGCCCCATGTGCGGTTTGCGCTAGGCATATCGCCGAGGGCAAATCCGGTCAGCGCCAATCCAATGTAGACCTGCTCCCAGCTCTGCCCTGTGGCAGCCGCTACAGCACGCACGGCGCAATCCCCGACGCTGCCCCCGTGGGGGTTGGGGCTGAACTTGATCCACATTGGCGCTTGCCTCCTTTGCGCCCAGTGTAGCAGATCCGCCCGGCGGGAGAGGCAACGAGCGACCAACGAAGGACAAAAATGCTCTATTTTGCCAAAAGAAAAAAAGTGCTCATTGAGCACAAAATTTTACAAATAGGCTTGACTTTTACGCTCAATGAGCGTATAATAAAGACAGTGAAAGACACCAACACACAACAACATGGAGGTTTTTATTATGACGAATTTTGAAGTTGAACGCATGGAGGCTGCTTTTGAGTATCTGGAGAACAAGTTGAATGACCACTACTCTTATCTGCTGGGATGTGGCGACCCGGAACGTGTCAAGAAAGCGCAGAGCCTGATAGCCCGCCGCATGATCGCGTATAACGAGGTGAAGGACGCGCTTACCGCGTTTAGTCTTTTTGACGAAAGCGATGCTGCAATCGCAGAAAAAGCGTTCAAGGATCCTAAAAACAATGACCACGTTTTTGCTTTCAGCGTGTCCTGCAAAAAGTTTGCAAGCGAGGAGCACCGTCAGGTAGGCGCAAATGCCGAGCAGGCAGAGCAGCTCCTACGCAACCATCTTGCACTTGAATACTGCAACAGCATGACCCCGGATGACTTTGAAATTAAGCTCCTCGGTCAAATGTGCTAAATAAAAAAGCCCCGTCAAGTGTTCGCTGCACTTGACGGGGCTTTTGTGAAAGACGTACCATGGAGGTACACGAACATATTATCATGCGAAAGAAAGGAAGTCAACCATGTATAGCAAAGCAGAACTTTTTGACATGGCTGCCAAGCAGCCGAAAGAAGTTTTTCTCGGTAACGTCACCCTCAGCATCCCGGACGATTCCGATGGCTGCGCCGATCTGGACGCCGAGACCGCCAGCCTGTCCCATCTCTGGGACGTCTCCCGCATGAGCGTGCGGGAGATGGTGGTGGCATCCGGCATCAGCCAGACCGCCTTTGCAAAGGGTGCGGGCATCCCGCGCCGCACGGTGCAGGGGTGGTGTTTGGGCGAGCGCGACTGCCCGGAATACGTCCGCTTCCTGCTGGCCGAGCACTATGGGCTGATCTGAGGAGAATGTTATGGCAGAAGATTTGACTGGAAAGCATTTTGGAAAGTGGACGGTGCTTGCGCCGTCTGAAAAGCCGCACTACTACACATGCCAGTGTGAGTGCGGAGTGGTAAAAGACGTGTATGACAGCTCCCTGCGTCTTGGCAAAAGCCGAAGCTGTCTGTCTTGCGCGAATCGAGGGCAAAAGCCAGCCATGACGGAGACGGCTTTACGAAAGGCGAAGAAAAAAGAAGGACAGATTATTAACGGATGGAAAGTATTGGAAGTTTTGCCCGAAAAGAGGTCAGGCTGCTTTCTGTGCCGTGCTATTTGCCCGAAATGTGGGAAGGAAACCGCCGTAAAGATCACAAGGCTTTCTCGAATCCAGCATTGCGCAGATTGCAACAGGGACATTGGAGAGAAAACCGGGGCAATTCACAGTACAGTTTACGCGGATGGTTCTTCCCTTATGTCTATTCGCACAAGGGCGGTCGGAGGCCATATCAATAAAAATTCCACTTCTGGCGCAAATGGCGTGTGTAAAGACAACCACGGCCGATGGCGTGCATATATCAACTTCCAACGCAAGCAATATCATCTCGGCAGCTATGACACAATCGAAGAAGCCGTTGCGGCCCGCAAAGAGGCCGAAGAACTGATCTACGCCCCGTACCTTAAAGAACATGAAGGATGGGAAGAAGAACTTTCCAGCAGGCTTGAGGAATTGAAGAAAAAGTAAAAAATCCCCCGATGCTCCAAACGGAACACCGGGGGTTTCTGCGTCTCCCACATGGTACGCACTGCAAGGAGGCGGGTGGGAGACTGTTCAGCGCCGAATCTGGCGACTGCTTTTTTAATTCTCCGTTAAGCACGGAGTTAGCTCTTGAATGACCCGCCATGATACGCATTGTTAAGAGGCTCGACGGGTTCTATTGGGTATATTATACCACAAATCGTGTAAAACAAAAAGACCAGTGGGTAAACGTTATTCCGCTGGTCTTTTGCATACATTTGCTGATGGATGTGTATGCGCTATCCATCCTCTTGCGTAACTAGTATATCACACATCCAAAATTTTGTCAATGCTTTTCAGCCGGTAGCCTATCGCCGTCCGGCTGTAATGCGTCTGTGCTGCAATGTCCGGCAGTGGAAGCCGCTCAACGTACCGCAGTAAGGCTATCTTACGGTCAACCCTCCCAAGCGGTGCGCTTTTGATAGCGACGGTCATCTGCTGTCGGTCAAGTCCTTGCAGCGCAGCGGGCAGCACTACACGAGCCGCCGCCACAGGCAGCACCGAGCCAGAAAGGCTGCGGCAGCTGTCCGGCGTTGCGCACCATATTGCCAAGCACGGTAAAATGGTGACGTTTTGTCACCATTTTCGTGATGTCACGAAATTGTTCTTGTGCGGCGAACATCCCGGTGACTTCACCGAGATGGCGGTATGTAGTGCTTGCCATGATATCCTCCTTACAGTGTAACTTCCTCAGCGTTCGCCTTGTCCTCCGCGTCCAGAGCGTCATAGTACGACTTTGCCAGAGTTTCCACCTCTGCGATGTCGTCTGCGGTCAGCAGTCCGTTGTCGTAGTGCATATATGCTTTATCCAGCCAGAACGCAACATCGCGTCCTGCTGCAATTTCCCGCTTGACGGAGCGCAGTGTCAAGTCGTGTCGGGCTTTGCTTTTAATTGCCATATGTATGTACCTCCTTATGTCGTTGTCATGGACGCGACAGCATCCTCAAGGTCAGTGATGCGCTTGATGGGGTCTGCTCTTCCGGTCACCATCACGCTGTCCGCGTCGGTCATGATGGTGTTCACGCCGCTCAGAGAAGAGATAGGCTGTGCGCCGGTTGCGGTGAAAGGCGTTGGAGTTGCCAGCTTGTAGGCGATTTGCACCGGGGTTCCTGCGGCATACTGGGCAGCAAGATAGGATTTCCAGGAATCGACCGTGTATTTATCCGACATCGCTTTGCCCAGCCAAATGCCGCCGGCATCGACAAAGACATCATCGCCGGCATAGCCATATCGATACACAAAATGGCTACACAATCCGTACCGTTGCTGATTATTGTTACTGGGAAGCTTTGCATCGAGGTACAAATACATAACATTAATGCCCCACGCCTCCGTCCCATCCAGCGTAACCAGTTTCCACGTTTCCGCCCCCTCTCCAGTCACCGCATCCACCGTACCGCCGTAGACAGTAGACGGCAGCGCCAGGGCCAGCGTGTCGCCACGGTAGGGGGTGTAGGTGGTGGGCGGGGTGGAGCCGGGGACAATGTACGGATACACCATTTTATCTACCGTAGCGCCCTTAGTAACGATCATATACCAGTAGTGCGTTACATCACCGGCCAGGATTTCAAAGCCGGCTTTCGCATTCATCCAAAAGCGCTTCCCATCCCGGGTGACCACGATGCTTGCGGCAATTTCTGGCCCCATATCCACGCCGTAGTATTTCCCAGGCGCGAGAATCGGCACCGGGAACGTAGGACTATCCGCTGATGCCGTGGGTGTTCCCTCGATGTGGATTCCACCATCTGCGATGTATTCAAATATCACACCTTCGTTAGTAACCTTGGCAAACGGCGTGATATTCAGCAGGTTCTCGCCGCTACGCTGCACTTTCACGTTATCCCGCCCGGAAATAGGCCGGATGTTGTCCGGGCTGGGCTCCCCTGTCCCCGCCTGCGTGGGCTCCCAGCTGGCCACCACCCCCAGCGGATACCCCGCTACCGGGTAGCACGTCACGGGGTTGCCGGTCTCGTCCAGCGGCGGGCAGAGCATATCCACGATGTGCTTGCTGCTCCATGGGGCAGAGTCGGTCACGGTGGTGTCATCAATTTGTGGGGCATCTTTGCCGTCTGCACCTGCCGGGCCGGGGTCGCCTTTAGGCCCCTGTGGCCCAGTGTCACCTTTTTCGCCCTGCGGCCCCTGCGCACCCTGCGGGCCGCGCTCGCCCTGAATGCCCCGCGGCCCTTGTTCACCACGAGGGCCAGTTTCACCCTGCGGGCCAGTGGCTCCGGTAGCGCCTGTGGGGCCTTGAGGGCCACGCTCACCCTGCGGGCCGATGGGGCCAGTGTCGCCCTTGTCACCCTTCTCGCCTTTGAAGTCACCAGCGGCAATGCCGTCCTTCAGCTCCTGTAAGCTGTCAGCGGCTTTCTGAGCGCTCTGGGCTGCATTGCCCGCACTGGTGGCTGCTTCACTGGCGGCGGTCTGTGCGGCTTTGGCAGATGCCCCAGCTTGCTGCGCTGCGGTCTGTGCGTCGGTCTTGGCCTGCTCTGCGGCGGTGGCATCGGTGTGTACGGCATTCACCAGCTGCTGCCATGCAGGGGTGCCCGGCTCCGGCAGGCTGCCGTCGTCGGTGCCGCTGTTGGCCGCCACACGGTAGCGCAGGTCCGCACTGGTCACCGTGCGGGTGCCGTCACTGCCCTCAAAGGTGACGCACCCGCTGCCGGGCTGTGCGGTCACGCTGGCAGGCACGGCCACATAGCCGTCCACCACCAGCGAGGACGTCGGGTCTTTGCCGTTCGGGACGTGCCAGAAAGCCCGGATAGTCAGGCCTTTCCACTCGCCGGAAGCGGTGACTGCAAGGCGGTACACGCCCCGGTTTTTGGTGTAGCCAAAGCGCACCAGCTGCTCATAGCCCGGCACTTTGACGACGCCATTGGATGCGAGAGATACGCTTAGCTCGATCATGGGTTACTCCTTGTTGATGGTAGGCTTCTTTTCTGCCAGTGCCTTCTTCATCAGGCTTACGGCCTTTTCAATCACCGCGTCAAGCACTTCATCCGTGATGATAGGCTTCAGCCATGCAGGGCAGGCCGCACGCAGGGCGTCAAAGACCTGCTTCTTTTTCTTTGCGCCCTGACCGCTGCCCATGATGCTGTCCTCGGCCTTGCACACGAGGTCATAGGCCAGATCTTTGACCAGCTGCTTATAGCCCATGCGGATAGCGCCGACAGCCAAAGCCACAAAGCCGACGATGATGAGAACGATTGCGACGGGGGTGGGGATAAAGTTAAGCATTGCTTCCATGATTTGTTACTCCTTTCAGCAGGTAGTTGTTAATATCGGATTTGCTTTTTTGCATACCTTCGCGGTTGTTGCCGGAAAGTTGTGCATCCAAAAGATTCTGCACGCCAACAAGGACGAGACGCATTTCTTCATCAATGCCGTCAAAGCGCGTCAAATCGCGTCTAAGGGCCGCGGCGTGCTGCGTGGAAACAGTTTCTACCGCAGCCAGTCGCTTTTCAATGGTGTCAATGCGCTTGTTCTGCGCATCGTCGGGGGCCTGTGCATTTTTGACGTACTTGTGGATGATGTCCAGCACCTTGTCGATGGTGATGACCGCAGCGCACAGGCTGCCAAGGATGCCAAGCACCCACAGGAGAGCTTCTTTTTCGGTCATTTGCCCTCCCGGAGACGGGTCAGGCCCTTCTTGCAGATGATCTTCGGGTAGTTGCGTGTGGTCACATTGAGATCAACGTGACCGGAAATACCAGGAACGCTGCCCTTGCTGGTGTGCTGGTGTGCGTTGTAGGCAAAGGTCACGGCAGGTGTCTTTCCTGTGTAGTCGGCCAGCCACACGTCGTAGGGGCTGAGGGCAGCACCGCCCATATACAGGCGTGTCTTAGCAAAGCTGGTGTAGGTATAGAGCTGGGCATAAAAGCCCATGTCTTCCACCTTTTTCAGGGCGTAGGCTGTCAGGTCGGTCAGCGTCTGCTTGCCAAGAACCCTGAATTTGTTGTCCTCCACGTCCACTGCCACAGGCATTTCCAGCGTCTTGCCACGCAGGGCGTCAGCCAGCAGGGAAAGCTCTGCATCGGCCATTGCCTTGCTGGTGGCGTAGGTGTAGTAATACACGCCCACCGCCAGACCTGCCGCCTTTGCGTTGCGGTAGTTTGTTTCAAAGGTCGGGTCGATGTACAGGCCGTCTGCTCGCTTGGATAGCCTGCGGTTTGTGCTGACGGTCTTGAGCATGACGCCCTGATAGCCAGCGGCCTTGACCTTCTTCCAGCCCTCCAGTGTAATGTTGCCCTGATACCGGCTTACGTCGATGTAGCGGTAGGGCGGTGCTCCCGTCCACTCGGTCACCTCAGTCACAGATGCCATTGTGTCCTCCTGTTCTACCTGTTCTTCCGCCAAAGCGGCAAAGAAACGGCTCAAAAAGTTAAAAAGTGCGGTCAAAAATGTGTTGTTTATTGCGATCACCCCCAATGTCAAAGAGTAGGCATTAAGTGCCATGGGCGGCCTCCTGCTGGGCCAGCAGCTCGATCAGCTCCTTGTACTCGGCCTCGGTGATGCGGCCGAGGGCGTAAAAAACATCAATTTTTTCCGCAAGTCCAGCGGTCTGGCCGCGCTCGATCAGGCGTTTACAGATACGATACAACATAGGTTTACCTCCTTATGTGGTGGTGTCAGTGGTGGTGTCGTCGGTCAGTCCCAGTTCCAGCAGGGCGACGCGGTACTCCTGATCTACCGCCAGGGCGTCCGTGTCCGCCTGCGCGGCCTGCGTCTCGGTCAGCAGCTCTTCCAACGTCGGGTAGTGGTAGCCGGTGAATACAACCGATACAGTATTCAGCGTATTGGTAAGGGTACATTCAAGACGTTTTTTGTCGGCCGAAAATAATACTGTGACCTTGAGACTTCCCGCGCCAAAACTGCCAGTTTCATATGTCATACCAGGGGTAAGATTAAAATCAGTTTCGTTTATGCGGAGGTTAACGTAATCTACACCGTCCTGAACGTTAATTGTCTCAGTTTTTCTCCTCCCAATCGTTGTTTTTCCGCTCCACACCAGCCGCGCCTCCGACTTTACCGCCACACTGGCCGCGATGGTGTCATACAGCGTCTTGCCGCTCAGGGTGCCGTCCGGGGCAATGTCCAGATAGTCGCCTACCTTCACGCCGCCCAGCTGGTCTGCCGTAGCGGGCGGCAGGGTATACGGCGTGCCGAACTTGGCGTCGGCCTGGGCCTTGGTGTACCTCTGATCCAGGGCGTCGCCGGTCGCTTTTGCATCAGCCGGTGCGCCCGATACGGTCAGGGTCGTGTCAGTGGACACGATAGCCTTTGCGTCGGCGGCACTCTTTGCAGCTGCTTCCTCGCTGGCCTTTGCGGCAGATGCACTAGACGCGGCAGCAGTTTGACTGGCCGCTGCTTCTTCGGCGCTGGAAGCAGATTCCTCGGCTTTTGATGCCGAAATATCTGCCTGCTCTTGCGCTGCGCTTATGGCTTTTGCAGTGGCGTCCTTGACTGTCTGGGCTGCTGCTGCGGCCTGTGCTGTGGCAGTTGCCGCCGCGTTTGTGGCTGTTTCCGCACTCTGAACAGCTTCTTCCTGCCTCGCGATAACAGCTTCGCCATACTGCTTCACATACTCAAAGCCCTGTGCAAGGGCTTCCCGTACTTCCACACCGCGTTCTGCATTGCGGACTTCGGAAATTGCTTCGTCAAATGTCTTATCCAATTTATCACCCCTTTGCGGATGCATAGCCCTTCAGCGAGCGGCTCAGGTCATAGGCGTCACTGGCTTTTCGTGCGCTCAGGGCCTGCAAGTCGCTGACGCTGGAGAAATCAATGCCCAGCGTGAATTCTTTTTTGTCCGGCGCGTCCAAAGGTTCCACAAGCTTAGAGCACAAAAGCCAGGTGTTCACCCCGTGCGGGTTGGAGTAGATGTGTGTCATCTTGCCAAAGCCAAGGCGGGCGATATCCACACCGGCATCCTTGAGGTCCACAGCCTTTACCGTGATTCCGTCAAGGTAACGCAAGTTTTTGGACAGCTCCGCGTTTGCGGCATCCAGAAGCGACTGCGTTGTGTTTTCGGTTCCGTCCTGCACAATGACCCGCGCGATGATGCCAAACAGCTTTTGCGCGGTGGCGTCGTTAGCGGTTGCCGTGATGGTGTTGGTTTTCTCCCACAAAAACCAGCCGGATTTCTTTTTTCCGACGGCAATGACGCGGGTGACAATATCCTCTGCTTTGACGTAGCTGCTCAGGTCGAGCAGGTTTGTGCCGAATGCGATGGGCTGCCCATTTTTCTCCTGCACTTCCTGGACGTAGTCCAGATACCGGGCCCCGTTTTCGTGCCGGACAATCAGATAACCGCCGTATACATCCACAAGCTCATTTTGGATGACATCCCATGTAACGCCAAAATTTCGTCCATCGCCAAAGGTGTACCGTGGCGCAGAATCGTAACGGACAACGGAAGAATCCGGCAAAGCTGCACCGTTGAACAAGACGGCATAGCCGTCTCCCTTCTTTTCGATTTTCCAATTTTTCGAGACCGTGTCTTTGAGATCGTATTCCGTCTCAGGCGGAAGGGATTTTGAGTGCGTGGCGCATGTGATATCCGGCGTAACCGTTCTTTGCGTGGCTTCGTGCGTCTGGCCATCTCCGTCCAAGGGCAGGGCCACATTTACGCTCACGGAAAACAGGCCGTTTCCTGTGCGCCAGATATACCCGTTTATGGAAGAATCTGCATGCTTTTCATTCAGCGTCCAGCTGTACGCGGATGGATCCGGGGCCGTGTCATCATCCGAGTAGCCGACTTCATATTGGCTTACAAGCTGTACGCCGGACGAGGTATAAAGTCCATATTCATACCTGTAATCGCCGTCACTATCCGGAGTACCCGCCATGTATTCCAGTTTCATCACGCAGTTATGCAGCTCTGGCACCACCACGCTGGTGCTCGGAAAGCCAACATTTCCGCAGACAAACGACTTGTATGCGTCCACCATGCCGGTGTGGTTTTCCAGCAGAAACGAAAGAAATTGCTTGATCGTCACGTCTTTGGCTGTATATGGCGCAACAGAGCTGTCGTTGAGGTAGGCCAGCTCTCCCTCGCAAAAGACTTTTTGACGCAGCATAAAATCCTGCTCATGGCTCATGGGCCTGCCCTCCCAGATGCGCACACCGTCTTGTTCTACGGACACGGTCGTGCGCATTTTTTGCAAAGCTGAGTGAGCCACATTGCCAAGCGGCAGGGTGAATTCCAAGCTACCGGCCTTGCTCACCTCCCGTGTCAGAGTTGGACTGATGATCTTTTTTGTGTCCGTGTAGTCCGTTGGGTCGTAAATGCAGGTCTTTGTCTTCCACACGTCAACGCCGGTCTGGACGCCCGCATAAACTTTATAGCTCATAAGCTGCCCCCCAGATATCGGATGCTAATGCTGCAATCCGCAGACGCCGCAAAGATGAGAGTACCTACAACGCCATCCGGCATATGCAAGCCCTCAATGTACTGCCACTCTGTAGACTTTGCAAGGATGCCAACCTCAAGGCCATTGAGAGACACCGCAATGTCCGCAGCGTCCTCGCTGCGCTTGAAGTAGATGCCAGCCGCTCTTGGTGCACCGGTAACGGTTACGGTGATGTCCTCGTTGGCTTTGAGCTGGATATCCGTATAATCGCGGATGATCGCCGTATCAAATACAAGGTCATCCCACAGCCAGTCATCAGAGCCGTCGTATACACTGCGTTTGAAGGGGTCGCAAGTGCCTGTAATCGTAAACACACAGTATAATGCGTCCTTGCTGACGGACACCTCCCACAGGCCCTCCCAGTAAAAACTGGGGTCATTGTCGAATTTACACTGGAGCCATTTCCCGTGGATGGCGTTTGCGATAGTGCTGTAGAGGTTCTCCCACTGCTTTTTCGGTGCAGTGCACTTGAGTTCCATGGTAATGGTGCGCTTTTTGTAGTGTGGCCTGCCGTCCAAAGAACTGGTCAGGTTGAGCAGGGTATCAGACCCCGGCACCTGCACAAGGTAGTCATCCACCTCAGCAGGGCCGATTTTTGGGCTTCCGACCTTGAGATACAGCCCCCAGTCTTTCAGGGTGTGGAAGTTGCCAATTTGTGCGCCCAAAAGTTTGCCCATTACACACCCCTCGCTTTCCTCGTCACGGTCACACCGATGCGCGCGTCAACATTTTGTGCCATTCTGGGCGAAATGACGCCCACCAGCTCGCCAGAATCCATGACCACCTGACCGGTGCCAATGGCAGGCAGATGCTCGTCCAGAAGCTCCTCGATGCGCTCCAGAATGCTGGTCTGCTTGTCTGCGTGGCTGCTCTGTCCAATCACGCGGTACTGCATCGCAGACCGCGTAGAAAACTCGTTCAGGCTGTCGTACACGCCCACATCGTCAAACGGGCTCTTGTAATTATTGACCGGGTCTTTGCTCTTTTTGTTTTTGGCCCACAGCGCAAGCCCGATACCGCCAGCTACAGCACCCACAGCGCCAACGCCGAGAATGACGCCAAGGACTGGGTTTGCAGAGATGAACGACACCACAGTTCCAAGCGCGGACGTGATGCCGCCAGCCATACCAGAAAAACCCTGCACAATGCTGCCAAGTGCGCCGCCAACGCCGCCAGAGCTCGCAAGGCCGCTCACGACCTTAGAGAAGGAATCAACTGCCGTCGTGGCGTTGTTTACGCCCGGCACAATGCCGTCTTTAAACAGGCTTTCCACCGCGGTAAATGCACTTTTCAGACCACCGCCATAGTAAGATTCGTTCACGGCGCCCATGGCGTCAACAAACCACTTGGAAATTACTTCGCGCTGACCCTGCGACACTTCGCCCCAGATCAGGTTTGTGATATCCAGCGCGATGCCGCCCCAGTCCTGATTTTTGGCGTCATTCACGATGTTTTTGATAATGCCGAAAATACCCTTTCCGGATTCTTCGGAAGCGCCGGACAGATACTGCTCGATGCGGCTCTGGATGCCCTTGACGCTGTTGTCAATTGCGGTAGCCGTCTCGTTCACCTTATCTTCGATTCCGTCGATGTAGGTGATGATCTTCTCGTAGGTCTCTGCGCCGTTCTCGCCGATGCGCTGGCCGGTCTCTGTGACGGTCTTCTTGATATGCTCGCTGCCGTCCGCGTACTTTTCCACCGCCTGCTGCACCTTTGTGGTGATGCCGTTAAAGGTGGTTTCCGAGACATTGGTAAAGGTGCCCAGCAGCGTTTTTGACATGTCGTCATAGGTCTTTGTAACCTTTGTAACCGTGCCGTTGACTTTGGTCTCTACCTGCTTGTAGGTGGTGGCTACGCCGTTGACCATCTCTTTGCCGGTCTCGGTGGTGGTCTCGGTGATGCGGTCTTTGATCTTGCCGGAGCTGTCCTTGACCTTCTCGGTAAAGGTCTGGATGCTGGTGGTCACAGCGCCCAGCGCATTCTGCGCGGTGGTCGTAGCCGTGCTGGAGATGGACGAAATGACCGTTTCGGTGGTGGACTTGGAGCCGGAACCGGATTTTTTCCCGGTGGAGCCGGAAGGGCTTGTGGTGATGGAGCTGCTGTTGGTTTCTTTTATTCCGTACTGCTTTTTCAGACGCTCGCCGTATTCTTTCCAGTAGTCTGTGTCTTTTTTGCCGGCCTTTCTGTTTTGGTAGTCGTTGTTAAAAGCTTTCTGGTAGACAGCATCCCAGTCGCCGTGGAAAATGCCTATTTCTCCGCTTTTCAGCGCGTCAAAGACAGCTTTCAGGCCAACAGCAGAAGACTTGGCCTTGTCAATGACGGTGGTAAGACCTGTTATTTTCCCGATAAGGCCACTCCATCCGTCAAGCTTATAAGCTTCCTGTGCTGCGACGACCATGTCGTTCAGCTTGCCAATAGCAACGCCGATTCCGCTGCTCAAGTCACCTGTCATAAGACCGGCCAACTGCTTCACGTTATCCTTTAGGGTGGATACACGCCCGTTCATAGTCTGGCTCTGGGTGTCCATGCTGTTGTAGTAACGCCCGCCCTCTTCAGATGCGGCCTGCAGGGCCTGCGTCAGCAGATCATAACTGATGGTCATTTTCTGCACTTCGGCGGTGGACTTGCCTGTGTAGTCGGCCAGAATGCCATACACGTCGATGCCAGCATAAGCAAACTGCTTGATATCGGCCGTTGTAGCCTTGCCGGTGTTGGCGATCTGCTGCAGGTTCTGGGACATGCGGTTCAGCTCGTCGTTTCCGCCACCTGTCGCAGAGACTGCGTCGCCCAGTGCCATGATGGTATTGCGGGCATAGGAAGCGTTCTCGCCTGCAGAGATCAAGTATTGGTTTGCCTTTGTCAGGGACTCGACATCAAACGGGGTTTTTGCCGCGTCTTCCTGGATCTGGCTCATGACCTGCTGGGCGGCTTCCGCGCTGCCCAACATATTGGTAAAGCCGGTGGTGTATTTCTCGATCTGGGCGTTGTACTCGATGCCGGAAGAGATGAACCCCTCTGCAGCACTGAGTGCAGCGGCGTAAAGCTTCGAGAAGATGCCCGCCATGATCGTGCCCTGCGCAATGGCACCGGCCAGAGACTTGCTGGACGCTTTATCCGTGGAGCTGGCAAAGCCCTCCATGCCGTTGCTTGCAGCTTTCAGCGCGGTCGTGGTTGCCCTGAGCTGCGCTTCTGCCTGCGACAACATGGTCTTGAGATTTTTGGTCTCAGAGGACGCTTTGCCGGTCTTGCCCACCGATTCGTTGTAACGTCTGGTCAGCTCCACTACGGCCTTTGCGGCCTTGCTGTACTCTCCTGACAGCGAAGAAACGGTCTTTTTTGTCTCAGATTGCACATTCTGGATGCCCTGCCGGTAGGCGCTGTCGTCCAGCCCGAGGGTGGCGCTCAATTCAAAAAGTTTCAGGTTGTTTCACCTCCTCTCAGGCCGTTCAGAATGCGGGTCTTGATTTCTTCCGGGGATTGCTGCGGTTTCGGCCTGCTGGCCACAAGGCTCTCTACACTGTCATACCAACGCTCTTGCTCACCAGCCAGAACGGCCAGTGCGTCGGTCATATATGCCCGGTAGCTGAGTGCGATTTGCTCCTGCCGCAGAGCTGTAATGCAGTGCTGCGCAATGTACGGCTTGCCGATCAGCCGCAGCATATCCAGCCGAATGGTGGAGGTTAAGCGCCGATATCCGTCTGCGCCAACCTCACCAACGAGGACAAAAAATCCAGCACATCCTTATCCTCCACGGTGGCGGTGATGACGCGCAGGGTCTTGAACGGGGTCATGGTCTCGGGGTTGCCATCCTCGTCCACGTCCGGCTCATACAGCAGCGGCAGCAGCTTTGCAGTGCCCTCTGCGTTGTCGAAAAGCAGGCTCTTTGCCATGGCCTTGATGTTCTTCTTGGCCTGCTCATCCTTTTTCTGCGCCAGCTCTTCCGGGGTTTCCTTGCCGGTCAGCATGGGAAGCACCTTGCGCAGCTCGTTGACTTTGGATTTCTGCAGAAGGTCAGACACAGCGTCGGCGATCAGCCAGCAGCGGCGCAGGAACTCGGTTTCGTCCATCTGGTTCAGGGTTTTCATGGGTCGTCCTCCTTATTACGCTGCCGCCTTGGGGCTGTAGTAAAACTCCATTGGCACCACATCGCTGCCCAGTCGGGGGCAGCCGGTGAGGGTGACGGAGATGTTGCCCTTGCCCTTGTCGGTGGTCTTGAGGGTCAAACCGCCGGTGGACAGTGCGTTCATCAGACGTACAGCCACATAGCCACCGTCAATGGTGTCGCCGACCCACCAGATGTCCTTAAAGTCGCCGGTGCTTTCCGTCGGATCCAGCGTCATGCGGGGCGTGACCTTCTTTTCTGCCACATCGGCTGCACCAAGTGCCAGCTTGATAACGTCCGTTGTGGCATTCAGGGCCGTAAAGGCCAGCGTGCAGTCGTAGTCCTCGATCTGCATCAGCTCTGCGGTGTTCTTCTGGGCGTTGTCCACGTCCTCGCCCAGATCCGTGAAGTTTGCCTTGCAGGTCGCAGTGATGCCGCCGGTGGTGGCAGTGATGATGTCTGCATCCTGGATCTCGGTCGTGCCGGACGGGTCAAACTTGTTGACCACAATTCCGGCATTGAACTGCATGGACTTGAACGCTTCCTGCGAAATTTTGGAAAATTTTCTTGCCATATTGCTCCTTACTCGCAAAATTGCGTGATTTCAAAATTGAGATATTCGCACAGATACCCTTCAGGCGGATTGTCGAGGGGCTGTGCCCACGGGGTGCCTTTTTGCAAAAGAATAGCGCCGCCCTCGCAGGAAAGCGTTATGCTGTCCTCGAGGGCTGCGCTGATCGTATCTTCGGTTTGCAGAATGGGGGCTCTGCCGCCCTTGCTTGGGTACCACAGCCGGGCGTGGAAGGATGCCGTCTCGTTCCACCCGCCGGGGATGGTGGGCTTATAGGTCAGATAGGGCAGTGAAGCGGCAGGAGGAATGTTATCTTCCAGATAGCCCGGGATGCCAAAGTCGTTGAAAAACGTGTTCAGCGCCCGGTTGATGCTCTCAGACGGTCCCATTACGGCAGCACCGCCTTTTTGCACTTCACGGCCCGCAGGCCCATGCCGGATTCTTCCGGAGCGCTTCCCTCATCGGCTGCACTCGTCACCTGAAATGTCTGCCCGTCGCTCACCCGTTTGACGTAGTCCGGGAAAGCCAGCGGCACACCGGTGTTGACCAGCAGCGTATAGGTTGACGCTGTAGCCGCCTGCTCCGCCACCTGAGCTTCCACGGTGGTGTCGTGGCGCTCCACGGCCTCAAATTCCGGGCCGTCCGTCCAGCCGGACACAAAGCCGCCAACACCATCCGGCTCATAGCTGCGGGTCTGGAAGCAGAATTTTTTGGTAAAGCTCTGCATCACGGTGGATGCAGTGAACGGATTGACCATGTCACATCTTCCTCCACTGATTGATTTCGGCGCGGAACTTTGTCTTGCCGTTTGCTGGCAGCCCGTCCGCTCCTGTAGCCATCGTGCCGGACCAGCCGCCGAAGGACTGGGACACATACACTCCGCCGGAGGGCAGCGCCTTGTCGTATGCGTCGATTTTTTCAGTCAGCGTCACAAAGGCGGGCGGTACACGCATAGGCTGCACCGTGCCGTTAAAGGTCTCCGCCACCAAATCACCGTTCCCTGCCTTGTGTACGCCATCGTTGAAGATGGAGCCGCACACGAGAAAATACTGCCCCGGCACTACCCCGGCGGGCACGGTATCCGGCTCAAAGGCGAACTCCCCAGCAATGGGGTCGTCCGCCCGGTCAAAGAAATTGTGCGTCAGTGCGCACAGCTCAGGGACGGTCATGCGGTGTCACCTCCTGTCTTAGCCCAGAGAGACCATCTTACCGATCTTGATGTTTTCGGGCTTGAACTTGCGCTCCCAGTTTGCCTTCTTGGCAAGATCGGTGGTCGCAGGCGAAGCGCCGGTCACGTTGTCTGCCTTGAAGCTGAAGCCATTGGGGTGGATCACGCGGCCCTCCTTGGTATACAGCTTTTGAATACCGGCCTTCTCTTCGGGGTCGTAATCGGTGTAGTAGGGGTTCTCGTAGTTGGTCTTGCGGCAACCGACGAAGGAACCGACGCCCAGGAAATAGGTGTTGTAAGCAGTGGTTGCGCCGCTCGACAACGTCACGGAGGCCTTAGTTGCTGCGTCATTGACAAGAACCGTCATGCCGCCAATGCGGGGCAGAGTGACCTCGGTGCGCAGTGCGTCGTTGAAAGTGTACTTGTCGTAATCGACCAACTGCAGGGCCTTATACTTTGCCAGAATCATGCTGTGCAGCACGATCAGGCCGCCAGAAGATGCGGTATCGCCAAACGCGGCCTGCTGTGCATACAGAATGGTCTCTGCATCCACCTTGCTATTGTCGTTTTTGGTGATGTCGTAGATATGGGAGCTCATATCGGTATTCTGCAGAACTGCGTCAACCTCGGTCATGAGTTCCTTCTGCCATACCTGCTGGTAGAAGTGGGTCACCTGCTGTGCAATGTGCTCCATGGGCTTTGCGCCGGTCAGTTCGCGGGTAAAGTCCTGTGCTTTCCATGCCTTCATGCGCTGGATCAGCATACAGGTCTGCTTGCTGCCGGAAATGTCGGTGGGCTCGTTATTAGTGTTGCCGTCGTTGTTCAGTGCAGGGGAAGCGTTTGCGTCCAGCTCGGTGTAGAACGGGATTGTAGCCACATTGCCCTTTTCGCCGATCAGGCTCATGATAGAAGCGTCCTCACGGATGACGCCAGATGCGATGATGTTGGTGTTGATGGTGTTCTGTTCGGCCATGTAATCGCCGAACACCTCAACGTCGAAATCAAAGCCGCCAAAAGTGCCAGTCTGTGCCATATAAAAGCCTCACTTTCTTACTTTGCCCGGAGCTGCTGGTACAGTTCAGGGTTGATGTTCTTGAGCTTGATGCGGTCATCAAGGCTCATCTTTTTGAAATCCTCGGGAGAAGTCCCAGCGTAACTGGTGGGCGGGTTGTCCACCTTTGCGCCGGTGGTTTTGGTGGTGCCAATTTTGCCGCCCCATGTGGTTTTGATGCTGGAAAGCTGCTTTTCGGCGTCTTTTACCTTGCCATCGGCGTCCAGTTCCAGCCCGGCAGCGAACTCGTCGCCCTTCTTGGAGTCGTCGGCAAGGTCGTCGATGTACTTTTCCAGCACGCCCGCCTGCTTGAGCAGCTGCTTAAATGCAGCGATCTTGGCCGCCTTGCTGGATGCTGCTGTCTGCTGGGCCTTGTAGTCGGTCAGCGCCTTTTCAGAGGCCTGCTTGTCGCTGTTGGCTGCGTCCCGGT